CTTTGATTCTTAAACTTAGCAAACGATCTTCCTGAAGCAGATTTAAAATCAACAAGGACACCATCTACTCTTGCATCCTGATGTCCTTTAATACCGTCAATGTCATGTTCAAGTTGCTGATCTTCGACAGAATGTCCTGACATTTTAAGAAGGAGGACAAGGAGTTCTTCGAGGAGATGTCCATAAAGAAATTTGATACGTAAGCTGTAGTCTAGCTCTTCCGGTTCATCTACATATTTAGATTCATACCATAACTGTCGGGCAGGTTTACCGATAGAAGACATACGAAGTATGGTTCGAGGTTCTTTAGACACAGCATCTTGAAAGGATGAGGTGATAGCATCAGCTACATTATCACAGAATACTTTAAGGTCTTCAGGGGAAGGAGAAACCCCGTTAGACCACAAAGATTGTAGATCTTCTGGAATGGTAGATAAGGAAGTCATAATGCTATCACCTCATATAGTTAGAACGGTGCGTCTTCTTCTGACACAGACGAGGCGGTATACCCACCTTTAACCGTTTCAAACGCAGTGTCGTCTACTTCAGAATCAGGTGCATCATATTCGATCAATGATGTTACCTGAACTGATTGTAAATGAAACTGATGGAAACCACTCTTGGTTGTTTTGGAAGTAAACTTGACGTTAACTCCCGAACCATTACCAAGTTTCTTGTACATGTCCTCCGAAAGCTGGTTGTTATTAGAGTCAACCAATGATGGTTTCGGATTCAGGTTTCCGTTATAATCAAAACCGTACTTTTTAAGAGTAACAAACTTATCCTTTATTCCAGCGTTAGCTTTACCGGAATTAGGATCGTCGGTTTTGATATTCATTCCCAGATCTTTAGCAAGCTTGATATTATCTTTATCAAGATTACCTACATCCAGAGAATACCGTTTGTCGTCGGGAGCCAAGTTGGTTCCCATTGGTGTATGGAGTTTAGGCCAATACGCCTTTCCAGAAATTACTGGCATCTTTAGAGTCCTTTCAGTTTCAATAAGTTTCAATTAAGTCTTAACTAAAACGCACCGTAAACCAAGCAAAACAACGTGTCAAGAAAAAAATTCAATGTCGTTCAACTTTTTTATCGGCAGGTTATAGCAGTCTGCTTTTACAATATATCCGTTGTCACCATCCTCCTCTCCTTGTTTAAGGAACTTCGCTTCGTCAAAATACTTTTCCTTTTCTATCCACCCAAGCACCCAACACTTTTCAAAGTCATAAAACATTCTTACGAATGCGTAGTGAGAACACTTTTGTTTGGTGTTGTAAGCTGCAATAGAACATACGTAATGATCAAGTGGAACTGAAGAACATCCCTTTGTCTTTACATCAATGGTACTTGTAGGTGTAGTAATGTCATAGTCATAAGTGTTAGACATGTGACCGTCTTTAATAAAAGAAAGTACAGCATACTCACCAACAAATCCTATAAGGTTTCCCTTTCCTTTTGAAATAGAATTGTTAAGAACACCTAACGACTGTGCTTTAGAAGAAGCGTTGTCGATCCACTCTGCTTCTACAGACACGGGTGTTATCTTTGTATCGTTTTCTTTTTTAACCATAGATCTAAAAGCCTTTTCTTCTTCAACGGATGCAAATTTAGTAGTCATGTCAATGTGTCTCTGCCCAATTTAATCCAATCTTAGATTCACTATCAAGAGGACAGCGTACATTCAAGCTCTCTTCCGTGTCTTTCATTGCCCGTTTTGAAAGGAGAGAGAAAGTATCTGCATCCTTTTTATGGACTTCAAACTGTACTTCATCGTGGATATTAGCTACAGGTTTGGCATCTAATCCTTTATCGTTTACGTACTTGGTTATGTGACAAAGCCATTCTTTACAAATGATTGCACCTGCTCCTTGAAGTAGTGTGTTAACAGTAGAGTGCTGACTTTTAATCCTTAGAAATCTGCCGTCAAGTCCTTTGACCATACCAGTTTCAACACCTTCGTCAATCACTTTCTCACGGAAAGAAGCAAGCTTGGGCATAGCTGTAAGAAACTTGTTAATTAATCTTGCTCCTGTAGCAGGACTCTTTCCTACTATAGAACCTATTTTGGCTCCGCTTGCTCCGTAAAGAAAGGCATAGATGAAAGTCTTGGCCTGATCTCTTGTTGCCAGACCAGCCATCTTTTGGTTAGCCGTGTGTACATCACCTTCCAGTATTTCTTTTGTGTAATTGGGATCGTTAATGTAGTGAGCCAGACAGCGTAACTCTAACCCAGACGCATCAGCACCTACCAGACGGTAGTTGTCAATGTCCTCCACTGTCCAGCACTCACGACATTCCTTTCCGTATGGTGAATGAACTGCTGGTACTTGAGCCATGTTGGGAGAGTTGTGGCTCATACGATTCGTTACCGCACCTATCGTTATAACCTTTCCATGTACCCTGTCAGTGTCAGGGTTTATTGACTTAACCCAAGATGAAATCTGTGCTGACCGTTTCTGTAACAGCATGTATCGTAAGAGGTGTGCGGATTCTGCAATGTCACAGTCTGAAAGAGTAGCTTCATTTACTATAGGAAGACCTGTTTTCTCAGTAAACAGGGTAGGCTTCCACCCTCGCTTCATCAGTCTGTCTCCGATCTGTTGACGGCTCTGAGGATTAAACGGAATGATGTTGGTCTTTGTTTTAAGCTCTTTGTAAGTAGGCTCAAATACTTCAACCAAATGGTCTTCAAGTTCTCCGCTTTCTTCAGACAGAGTAGCAGCAAGAGTGTGAACTTTCTGTTGGTCTATAAAGAATCCATGTTTAGTTTGTAAATCAAGAAGCCGTCTTACTGTGTGTTCCAGATTCACTGAGTGCTTTGACCAACCGACCATCACCTTCTTCAAACAATGATAAACCTTTTCCGTAACATCTACATCTCGTTCACAGTAACGGTGCATCTGTGGGGTGTAGGCTTTAAATGAATCGGGTTTAGGTAGCTTGGCAAGCTTCAGAATGTCTCCCCAATTATCTAAACTGTTTCCTCCTGCACGTATAGGATTGTGAAGTTGGGAAATGATAAGAGTATCCAGCACCTTGCGATAAGGAAAAGTAATACCCCACAACCTGTTGAGTACAGGAAGATCAAATGAAATACCGTTGTGCATAATAAGCTGGTCAGTGTCATCAAGGTAAGACTGAAGGATGTCCTTGTCCCACTCTCTAAAGGATGTTACCTGACCCGTGTCAATGTTCTTACACACAACCAAATGGATACAGGTTGCATCCAGTTCATCAGTTTCTATGTCAAGGATTAGCTTCATACTCTTCCTCTCGTAGCTCCGCATGATGTATACGGTGACAGTTGGAACACAAAAGAATACACTTGTCTAACTCTTTTTTTAATGTTGCCCACTTAATTCTTCCCATCCAATCAGCAACCTTTATATCTTTTTCGTCAGGATCAATATGATGAAAGTCAAATACGTCAAGGCACTCAAAAGACCAACCACACTTTTGACACACTCCTCCTTTGTAGTTAACAGACTTTGATTTCTGTTCCGCTCGACGTTTACCCTGATACTGCTTACGATAGTCAGGATGGTTGGAAGGTTTGGTACGCCAATGTTCATTACCCATCGATGACCTGACTGAACATTTTGCTTTCGTCGTCTGGCTTTGTTGTTTCATCAGTCTCTTCTCCTTCTTCAGTTTCCATTTCAGACTTGTCTATTTCAGTCTGCCGTCCAGTTGTTCTGTCGTATCTTAAATAAGTTGCAGGGCCAGTGTCTCCACTGAACCTGTTCTTCAACACACGTATCAATGTTGTGTTACGTATATCAACATCTTCATTCTGGCTGTCGCGTTCCAATCCCAGTACCATATCTGATAGCTGGGCAATTCCCTGACTTCCGCGAAGATGACTCAACGATACACTGTGTCCTTCTTCATGCGCTCCGTTAGCTACCCGTTTAAGATGGGTAACAATACCAAGATGGATGTCCAGTTCCTGTACCAGCATACGAAGCTTGGTCATAATCTCATCTATGGCTTTACGTTCATCACCAAAGTCCTGAGATGAAACGATAATAGATATGTGATCAAGGAATATAAACTTACAGTCAAGTCCTTTAGCCATAAATCTTATACGAGACAGGAGTTGATCGATACCCCAAGAACCAAAGTGATCAAAGAGAAACACACGTCTGTCCATATTGATGGCATCGAAAGCGTCCTTGAACTCATCGTCGGTGTACTCACACGTCGGTAAGTGCATAGGTTTGTTAGCATGCATGCCCAACAGTGCAAGACCAGTACGTTTAACAGTCTCTTCAAGGAAGATCATACCAATGTTGTAACTGCTGTTCATCAGTATGTGGTAAGCAAGCTCCCGTACTGCTGTACTCTTACCAGCACCTGTCCCTGCCGCAAAGGTACAAAGCTCACCCAATCTCATACCGTATGTCAGATGTTGTAAGCCTGACCACGGGTAATTGACAGTTTCAATGTCGTCCTTTTCGGAAAGAGAATCCCACATATCTGCAAGACAGATGATACCTTCTGGAGTATATTGTTTCTTCTTTTCAAACCATTCAGTAACAAATGATTTAGGTTTACTCTGCATGAGATATTCACAAGGATCTTTCAATTCGGTAGTGAGAATATGGCACTTGCCCGGAGTAAACAGATCCGCTACTTCTTTAGCCGCTTTCTTACCAACCTTATCAGAGTCAAAGCAAATGACTACGTTATCAAACTGATCAAGAAACTGGAGTGATCTTTTACAATCCTTTAAAGCAGAGGCGGCACCGTTTCGGATGGACACAACAGGATAATTACCAAGCATCTGACGTACAGCAAGGGCATCCAGTTCTCCTTCACATACGGTGATCCAAGAAGTAGGCTTGGTGAAAAGCTGTTGACCAAACAAACCAGTTTGAGGCCAGCTTCCTGATGTCCGAAAGTTCTTACTTGCTACTTCACGTATCTTGTAAGCAACAAGGGAATCATTCTTATCATAGTAGGGATAGTAGTGGTGAGTGATGTCACCGTCTTCGTTGGTTCTGACTTTAACATTGTATGTTTTACACACGTCAGCATTAATTCCCCTGTCTTTAATAGCAGAAATAAAACCTTCAGTGGGTAGTTTCTCGAACTGTTCCAGTATTGCAGTGCGTACTGATTCAGCCATGCCTTTATCTCCTTTGTGAAATTTATAAGTTAAACAACTAAAGCACCAGCTAGAGCCGTCTTCGTAGATACCGTTAGCATCTGAAGAACCACATTCTTCACACGCTTCGTGCTTGATGAACTGTCCCATTATCAGGAGTCTTTAAAAGCTTCTTTGTATTCTTTATCAGACCACTTCAATCCGTGAGAAAGCTCTAACTCAGCCTGATCTTTTTCCTGTTCTTCAAACGAAGAAGCAATATTAGTATTGTTATAACAATTAACACACAATTCCACTAGCCTTTCAGTAATAATACGACTGTCATTACCACCGTGTACCTGTTGACGATACAGTTCTTCGTTCAAATGCCACACCAAACCTTTAACTTGTTTAGGTGTTAAGCTAATAATGTCTTCCACGAAATTCTCCTTTGTATCTAATAGTAACTAACAGTTTCAATGTTAATTACATTTTTGAAATTTAATTTTGACTCGACCTGATACTAAGCTCAAAAAAATTTAACGTCAAGAACTTTTTTGAAATTAATTTTTACGTGTTGCATAAATGTCACACAGCTTCAAATGCGTCGGTGCCTTATCCATTTCCTCTGTGTTTTTTTTATTCTTCTTCCTGTTATATATCTTCTTGGATGGAACTACCTTGTGTTTGAAGTGTGTCAATGTCTTGTGAAATGGATTCCTACGCTTCATCTTTCCCACCTGTAAAACAGATGATCACCAACACGTCCCAAGAATGTCTTACCCTTTGCCCACTCTGGTTTAACATCGATAGAGTGGTAGTGTGTAGCCCCACCTGTTATGTCGTTGTCTTGTTGATCCCACACGTGCCTGACAATTATCTCTGCCCACCTGTAAGCGTCGAGGTCATGGGGTCTGTCTGGTTTACCGTCACAGTACCAAGAGAACTGACATCGATCCCTTAAAGGCATGCCAGTTATCTTGGAGTGCTGACCCTCATATACAACGTCACATACTTTGTCTGGGTAGCGGTTATCCTTGACCCTGTTCAGTACGGTGTAGGTGACCGCCATCTGACCCTCAACAGGTTGGTTACGGGCTTCGTAGTACACGTTGAGGGCCATACAGATAAGGGCTGATTTAAGTAGTAACATCTATCAGTTCACCTGATATAACAGAGGATTCACCAAGACGCTTCATGTACTCCTTATCAGCATATTCTGCCCAACGTTTATAAGCGTTGTTTAACTCCTCCTGTCCCATCTTAACTGTATTCTGGAGTAGTCTAGCTTGCTCACCCAACTGCTCAATTGTTTCTGCCTGTTGCCGCACTAGCTCTTCAGATCGAAGCAGCTTATCTTCGAGTTGCTGTATACGAAAGTTACGATATGTATCAGCCTTGATACGTTCTACGTTATGTTCCTGCATTTTCAATGTTCTCCTTTAGAAATTTAGATATAGATCCGTGACCATCACGAACCATTCTCCAGTTAGCGTACAGTTGGGAACGGTTATCACTCAACCCGTATGTTTGGGCTTCGTTGTAGAACTGTTCCATTAGCATCGTGTTAATGTCGTTACTCACTAGTGTACCCTCCTGTATCTGGGTTGTGAAAGAATGTGGCAGATGATATCTTTGGGAGCAAGGTGCATAGGATGACAATCGACTCCACTTCAAGATATCTCTTTTTATTCCGCTGATACTGCCACTTACCTACGTCACAACCGATTGCCTCCGAACTCTAATCAGTTAATAAACGCAACTGTGAAAACAAACACAAACAGACAGAAGTAGAACAAGGTAAACTTGTTCATACTATGCCGCTCTTTCACACAAGTGTGACCATGCGTTAGACTTCAACCACCTAGCAACCTGACGTTGATCACCGATACGAGTCACCCCTTCGTGATCGTGTTTAGTGGTGTTCAGTGTACGGTGTGAAGAGTCATAGGTTAACGCACTTATAACAGACCACAGATTCAAACCGCGATCATATGCTTCTCTCTTGAACTGCTCATTGAGTCGTTCAGACTGTTGCTTAGTAACACCCAACTCCTCAAAGAACTGCTCCACATACGGAAGGATAACCTTAGACTCTGCGTACCCCTGTATCAACTGGGCATCTGTTTCAAACCGTTGCAGACCTTCTGTCATACGGCCCAGAAAACCATCAAGTCTAAAGCCAGATGTACGTTTACCGACGTTAGCCTCGTAGTCTCCGCTAACAAGACCATTAGTACAGAATGAATCTATGCTACCGTACATGATCCGTGCCTTAGATGACCCGTCAAAACAGTTCCAAGCTATCACGCGAAACATTACAGACGAAGCAAGTTTATCTGTACGGATAACGTGGGTGATGGAAGGGAACTGATACTCACGGATGGTAGATTTACCCCCATAAGATACAGAGTCCTTGACAATGACATCCCCTAATTGATGGGGTTCAAAGAACTCTAATAACTGATCCTGTATACCGTGAAAGAAGTCAGTATTAGGGGTGTGGGTGTAAGTATCAAGG